TAGAAGTCGATTCATACCCTAATGGCGCCCCCCTTCTTAACGATCTGCTCCAACTTCCCGGCATCGCGCACAAACATCAGGTCACTGTCATTAGTTGAACTAGGCACGCCAGTCCACTGCTGCACGCTACCATCCCCAACTCTTAGGCTGAATTTGCAGTCGCTGACTCCGCACAGCATCTGCCCCTTATCAACACGGAAATATGCGTCTAGCTCAGCACCTTTACGCCTGAATGTGAGCGTTAGCCTTGATCCGCTAGGCGAGTTATATGGAAACTCAAACTGAGTGGCGTTCTCGGAACGGAGGCTTACAACCTTCACTTCAGCATCAGTCATCGCGTCATTGAATGCGCTCTGTCGCCATGTATTTTCAATGGCGTCTGACTTGGATGCTGCAGGCGCAGCAGGCGCGCTCAGCTTGGGCTCGGACGTCCCGAATCCCTTCCCGAACTGCCATGCTAGGGGCAGCACAAACAGGAGGACAAACGCCCACCCCAAAAGGCCCACTCTTTTTGGCTGCTTTGCTCCACACGAAGGGCAAGCGTTCGCTTTTGTCGAAACCTGACTGCCGCATTCCTTGCACTTAATTACTGACATTTACTCTCCTCCTTACACCGGGACCGAACGTACCAGAGGTAGTCATTCCGCATGCTCAGCGGCCCACTGGAGATAGGCGTAAACCTCTTCGAACCCGTATAGCTCGAATGCCTCATCGGTAAAATATTTGTTCGGCCACTCTTGATAGCGAGTCGAGACCTTCATGCCATTCTTTAGCCCGAGGAGTATTTCTTCGCTTCGCGCTGCCCCGAATTGAATCTCGCCAGCAGCAATGAGTGGCTTTGAGTCGCCCAAGCGAATGGCTACATCAGTACCCGGATAATGATCTGAACCGACGAATACATAATGACCGCCGCCCTTCTTCACCAGTACTGCAAGGCTACCAAGCCTGGCAGAGCAATCAACACTGTCATCCATAGTGTCCTTGTTACACCGAACAGACCAGTTTCCCCTTGTAGGCTCCATGATGTCCAAAGTGTTGCCTTTGGTTCCAGCGAATCTCCCGCTACCGTCCGTGTAGTAGAAGTGATAGCTAACCCCGTTCAGCTGGCCAGACTCGACTTTGTTCACTTCCGTCTTTGTATGGAGCTCAGTTTCGCTCAGACTTACTACACCAGCGCTAGAAAACGCTTCGGCCGACCGTATCAGTTGCGGTTTAACAACCGTCTCTTTGGCTGTTGCCGCGAAAGCCACAACCGCCAACCCAACAACTGCAATTGCTCGCATCCCCACCCCTCCCTGTCAGAAAGGGCCAGAGTAGCAGATGGCCAGCCGGGGCTGAAACAGAAAGCCCCTCGCTGGGAGGGGCTTTGGTTACTGCTGAGGTGCGGGCGCGGTCGGGGGCGGAACCTGCGGTACAGGCTGTGCCGCCTGCTGAGCCTTCACTTGCTCTAGCAGTTGCCTGGTCTCGAATGACTGCTGTCGCATTTCCTGCAAGGCTTGCGATGTGTCGCGGCCAGAGTCGAAGGCGCCGAATGCCAGCGCTACAGCTGCGAATATAGCGCCGACAATTACGGCGGTAGAGCCCCAGATGCTCGCTTTCATATTCTTGAGCGGCTGGATCTCAAGGCGGAAATCATGAATCTCTTGGCGCATTCCGCCAATAACATCACTCCTTTCCTGTCGCATCTCGGCCACGAGACCCTTTGTTTCCTGCCTCAGCTCGGCAATGACGCCTCTCATATCGCTGTCGAACTGAGCCAGCCGCAAATCCATTCGGGCTGCGGCTGTCTCCAACTTCGCATCAAGCTCGGAATGCGACACTGAATCACTCATTGGCGCCTCCTGTTTAGCGCTTGGCTTTTGGCTTCTACCTGCTTCGACACCGTCTGTCGCTTCGCGATCATTGTAGCGCTGATTTAGACGAGATATTTCCTCAGCTGCAGCTTTGGCCTGCCCCCTCAAAGCCTCCAGCCGAGCGTCATCACCGCCTGTGTTACGCCTTAGAAACGCCGGGATGTCGACGAAACCACTATCGTCTTCCGGCTCATCTGGCTTCACTCGCTGAAATAATCTTCGCTCGTTCTCGTCTGCCATACGTGCACCACCCCAAAATGCGACAGACTTTACAAGCTACGCCCTGGCGGCACTACCGTTTTTGCCTGTACGCATTCCCAGTTCCGGCAGTGGTGGCGCGGTGATAGCGTGCAGACTTTTGCTAGGGAGAGCGGCTGTGTCCTCGATTGTTTTTGATGTTGGCCCCAGTGGGGCACTTGTTGCCGTAGACACGATGTGCACTGACGCGAACGGCAGCTTCCGCTACCACGTCTCGAAAGCCTTCGCTGTGCCGCATCTAAACCTTGTTGTGGCCGTCACGGGCTGGCTTGATCTGGCTGAGCGATTCGTCTCCGCGCTCAACCACTGCGGCTTCGTCGAGCATGACGAAGTAGCGATGCACGCGAGCGACATCCTCGCTGAAATCTGGGAAGACCGGCATGCAGGCCTTGGCCAGGCCTCTGCTGGGTCCAATCCAAATATCGTCACTTCCACGATTTTCCAATTTGGCTACTCCGCTAGTCGTGGTGCGTTTGAGGTTGTCCAGTACGTATCTGGCGACGGCTTCCGCCCGCAGCGGGCCACCGACATTCATGCGCACAAGCCGCCGGCGCCTCTGGTGGGCGAGCCCGAGCAAGGGAATGCCGAGATCGTGAGAATCATGCGCAGCCAGCGATTGCACGAGCAGCGCAAGCCGCCCGAAAGCAGGGTTCACATTGGCGGCGGCATCCTGGTATTTGTCATCGACCATCGCGGCATCGCCATACAGCGTATCCACACGTTCGACTGACTACTTCGACCGCATAACCTCAAGCGCGGCGAGCAGCCCAGATCAGCCTCGGACCGCCCGCCCATGCGCATCATCCAGCCGCATCAGGCACCAGACCTCATCGGGATCGAGCGTTTGACCTGTGAGTCGCGACCATGACTCTATTTCGCCATAAGTCAAAGGCTCGGCCGACCTCTTGCAGTCCCAAAAAAGGCCAACCAAATAACCCATGCCCTCAGGAGCCGGCGCAATGTCCAGCTCCTTTGGCTTGTGCCCGGTCTGCTGCCATACCTTGGTCAGGTGCTCCTTGACGGAAGCTTGGGAGCCTGGCGCAACGACACGCAGTTTCACGTCAGCCTCGAAGTGCTCGATCAGGCCACCAGCACGCTCGCGAAAAAACGGCTGCGGTCTCCGCTGAACTGCTCGACATCTTGAGCCAGGCCGGGGTTGTTGGTCAGCAACTCGGTTACGGCTTCCTTGTTGAACTCAACAGGCAGGTTCCAGCCGGTCACCAGCGCAACTCGGAACTGCAGGCTAGCGCGCTCGCTCACGGCCATCTTTTCTTCGTCGCTCATCTTGTCGTTGCGCTCGTCACGAATGATGCGCGTAGCCGCGAGCAACGCCTGCTTGGCAGCCGGAGCGTCGGCGCCAATCACGGTCAAGTGGTACTCGGTTTCGGTGCCGTCTGGCTTCTTCAGCGGCAATGGCTTTCCCTCGGACGCCTGGGGAACGGTGAAGAAGTCGGCCAGGTTGAACGGCTGGGTTTTGGTCTTGGCGGTCATGCGTTAACTCCAGAAAAGCAAAGCCCCGCTCGGCGGCGGGGCTGAATGGTTAGGCTGCGGTTCGGGTGATCTTCATCGTGGTGCCGGCTGCGCCGTCATAGCCCGCGCTGAGCGTGTAGCTCGGGATGATCGCGCCTGGGCCGGAGACTTGTTTCTGGCCCTGGGTGTAACGCACTCGCGGCAATTCAATGGTGTACTTCTGCACGCCCTCGACCAGCTCGATCTTGTGCGTGGTTAGGTCTTCGTTGAGCACCTTGCCCCACAGCACGCCATCGATCAGATAGGCGCTCATGCTGCCGGTCACCGTAGCGATGCCGTTTGCGATGTTGTAAGCCGAACGGCTACCGAGCGCGAAGATGGGCTCCATTCCGTTGTCGAGCGTGGCGCTCCACTCGGTGGCGTAGGCCAGTTCAGCACCTGCTTCAGTCAGGGCGATATTGGTCGTGACCATGATCTCGGTTGTGGTCGCGGCCGCGAACGTAGCGTCAGCCGGCATGGTGAAGGCTTCGGCCTCGGTGCCCATCACCCCGAAGGTCAGCCCCACCGGCGCGTTCAGCGGAACGCTGATGCCCATAGTGCTGATACGGCAGCCGCGGTACACGTAATCAACGTCGATATCCGTGTGCCGCTCGACGATGGCGAAGGAGCGTTCAACCTTGCCGATCGTGAGCACGTCAGCGGTCCAAGTGCCCTGCATGGCCGCCTGGATCAGGTCATCGAACGAGCCAAAGGACATCTCGGCCGCGATCTCACCGGCAACGCTGTAGGTGCCGCCCCGGCTCGTGGCCTTCTGGCGATTCTGATTCATCTCGTTGGTGTCGATCTGCTGGATGTTCGGGGTCAGACCCTGAGACACGTAGCGGATCGGCTTGAACTCAGGAGCGACGGCTGGGATTGCCCCGTCGACTTCCTCGATGTAGTACAGCTGTACGTGTGAGCCGTTGGCGTTGATACCCATGTGCGGGGTCCTCTAACGAAAAACCCCGCACATGGCGGGGTGTTGGTGGGTGTTTTCTGTGTGTCAGGCCGGGAATATCCAGGCCGTGTAGTAGATGGAGATGGCTACCGATTGCCAGGCCTGCTCAGTGCGAAGCTGTGAGCGTTCGGCTTTGCGAATCAGCACCTTCTGGCCCTGGTAGTCGAGCCGCTTGCCGGGGGTGTAGAAGCTCAGCGCCTTATCGGCGTCTGCCAGCACGGGCCCGGTACCGCTGTTCAGTGGGTGGAACAGGTCTATCTGCAGGATGCCGGTTCGCTCTACCGGATTTGCCCCACCGAACGCAGCTGGCTCTCTTCCGCTCGGCAGATCAGTGAGCCGTGCCCAACTCTGGCCGGTCACCGGGTCGAACTTCACGCCCTCGAACGCCGTCCGTGCCTGTGGCATGACGCCGGACGCCAAATAGGCGGAGACGAGCGCCCCATTGATCTTTGTTTCGCCCATCGTCACACCCTGTTTTTGCGGATTGCTGCGTCAACCATTCGGCCGACCCTGTCCATGTTTTTTCTCACCATCGCGCCGGGTGGCGCCTGGGTCGACCAACCCATCTCTAAGCGCTCTATATAGCTCAGGTTGCTGGTCAGGAACGTTACCTGGCCAGCGCCTTGCGGGGTTTTGCTCTCTGCGTCGGCCACGGTTGCGCCGCCGCTGTCGTCTATCCGTTCTATATCACTTTCAGCCGGAGAGCCAACAGTGCATTGCCAGCTCCCGCGCGCTCGCCCGCCAACGTAGCCAGGCGGCGCCATGTCGGGGTTCTTCCACAGATCAGGGTTCCCAACAGGCGTCGCCAGGATCACGCCGCGAAACAGCTCAAGCGTGGCCACGCGGGTGATCTTGTTGTGCGCATCTGTCGTCTTGGTGGTGAAGCGTCGAACGTCGTCAGAGAATCCCACTGTCACCCCCTTAGCTGTATACGCCAGGTTGCCCCAGCCGGATCTTGTTCGACCCTCTGCGCTCGCATGCCGGCGATGGTGTCGCCTACCTTCGGGGGGCGGCTTACTTCAGCCTGCAAAGCGGTCAGCTTCTTGTCCGTCGCCAGAATCAGCGTTCCGTCGATCTCCTCGGCCCGATACCCGCCGATTACGCCGCGCCCGCTGTAGGGCTCGTCGACAGGCGTCACGGCACCGGTGACGGGGTCATAGCCGCCCTGTCCGTGGTGGACCGCCTGAAACTCGGTCACCGCATCAGCCAGGTCAGTATCAAATGCCTCGGCAAGATCGGCCGTCAGATCATCACGCAAGCCCATACCTACCCCCGAACCATCTTTATCTGGTTGGCCGGGCCGAGCAGCGGAGCCAACAGGGCCAGCGCGAACGCTTCGCCTGCAGTGACCTTGCGGGCATTGCTCGCATAGGTCTTGCTGCTCGACACGCCGTCAGCAGATACGGACTTGCTCAGCACGCCGGTTTCAGAAGCCCCGTAAAGCGCCCCTGCGGCGGCCTCCCGCGCGACTTCTGCCCCAGCCTGCACAACCGCAGCGGGAACCTCGTCAAACGCCGGCAGCGGCTTTGCACTGAGCCAGGTGTTAGCCATCAGCACCGCGCGGGCCTTCTTGTCTTCGGTTGTCCAGTCGGACCCCAGCAGGCCGTCGACCTGCGCGATGGTGATGTACTCGGTCATTTACTCGGCCTCGGTCGGCTCTGGCTTGGTTTTGCGGGCGCGCGGCTTGGGCGCCTCGTCTTGCGGCTCGACTACCTCGCCAGGCGGCGCGAATCGAGCGTCGATGATCTTGAAGCCCTGAGCGCGCAGCTCGGCCTTCCGTTCCGGTGTAACCGGATGCTCAACGTATGCAATCTTCTGCTCGGACATTTCATCCTCCAGAGAAACGGGGCGAGCCGGAGCCCGCCCCTATCGGTTACTTGGAAGCGTCGCCGATGGTGATGACGCCGGCCGAAGCCTTGATCGAGCTGGCGACCAGATCCCAGTTGGAACCGGTGGCCAGCTTTGCGTCGGTCGGAGACTTGCCACCGTTGGCGGTGTCCCAGGTATAGCCGCGCAACGCCAGACCGAAGGAATAGTCGGCCTGGAAGGTCGTCTCGATGCGGCCCTTACCGTTGCTGGTCTCGATATTGGTGATCAGGTCGGAACCGTCCATCACCATGCCAGCGCCATCGGCAAGGGACAGCACGCGCTGCTTGGCAGGTGCAGCCGGATCGGCGACCGCGGCCGAGTACAGCGCCGGGGAGTCTGTCACGATGACGGCTTTGCCGAGGATGTCGACGATCGTCACGTCGCCAGCACGGAACAGCTGCTGCGCGTTGGTGAGGTTCTTCCCGATGAGGTCGTGGAAGGTCACGCCGTTCATTACCTGCGCAACCAGACGGCCGGAGGCGTCGCCGAACTTGGCGTGCGCGGCGTTGATGGCGGCATAGGTAACACCGGCAGTAGCCGACACATCGTTGGTCGCTGCGGCCTGGTTGCTGATAGCAGCGACCAGGGCGGCGATTACGGTGTTTAGCTGATCCGCCACGATTGCCTCGGACAGGTTGCGGCTGATGACTTCCAGCGCCTCTTCCGGGCTATTCTGAATCCAGGAGAGCTGCGATGGCTCCCACAGGATCGGACCAAAGCCACCGGCCACCTTGACAGCGTCGTACTGCTTCTGGGAGAGCGGGGTTGCCGACTGGGCGCCGTTGGCGGCGTAGCGATCGACACGACGCTGGGCGCCATGCAGGCCAGCCCAGAAGGATTCCTGCAGGAAGTCGCCGTCGATACCCTGCGTGGTCAGGCGGATGGCGCCGGCCGAGGCGGCATTGAACTTCTCAACGTCCTGGGCCAGAGTTTCGATGGTGGCGTTTTTGAGGTACTCGTTGAATACCTTCATATCGGAAAGGGCCATTCGGGCCTCCTATCAGTTCTGTGCGGTTAGGGCCTTGATGGCTGCGAGGCGATCCTCTTTGCTGCCACCGAAGTTGCCCTTTGTCTTGGGAGGTTGACCGCCGCCGTTTGTGGCGCCGCCGCCGTTTGCCGTTGCCGGCCACCAGTGAGGAGCCTTGTCCTTCATTTCTGTGAAGAACTCTTTCAGGGTCAGCGGGTTGCCGTCTTTGCCGAACGCGCCCTCAGCCGCAACGGGGTTTCCCTCGTCGTCAAGCGTGAACAGCGAGCCAGCGCGGAACAGTGCGTCTTCGATTGCGTGCTGGTGAATCCCAGCAGCGCTCGCTTCGGCGCGAATGCTGTTCTCAAGAACGCGGCGGGTGAATTTTGCGGCGCGCTGCTCCGCTGCTTCGCGAGCTTGGCGCTCCTTGGCGGTTTCCTTCTCGAAACCTGCCTTCATACGCTCGGTGCGCTTGTTCAAGACCTCATCGATCTTGCCGGACGCGATCAGCTTTGCCTCTTCATCGTCCGAAAAGCGCTGCAGGATGGTTTTCACGGCATCTGGGTCGATCCCTTCGTACCGCTTCAGCGTTTCGCTGGATTCCCGAACCTTGCCAAGAAGCTCGGTGTTCTTGGCCTTCAGGCCGCTGACAGCCGCGCTTACCTGAGCATCGATAAGGGCTTGGACTTCAGGAGTGATTTCTGGCCCTTGGCCGCCACCGCCCTCTCCGCCTTCGCCAGCTTCCTGCATCAGAACGTATTTGCGTTGAAACATGAGTTGATCCCCTTGGGACGATTAACGGCCTTGCCGCATGGTGAAGACGCCAGCTTTGCCAGCGCCAGAAACGAAAAAGCCCCGCACGATGGCGAGGCTCTAGAAATGGAAAACCCGGCGCTTGGCCGGGTCTTGGGTATCGCTATCAGGTCAGCAAAGCACTACGCGCTCGCCACGCATGAAGCATGACGCGCACAGGATCTGCTTCGTGCCTCCGCTGGCCTTGCCGTTCTTGTAGAGCATGCCGATTTTGGTTTCCAGCACTTCGCGCGAACCGCATCGCCCGCACTGGATCATGCTCGCCGGCTTTGGCATGGCGCGCATTCGCTTGCGCACTTGCTCTGCCGGGCTATCCGGTGCAGGTGTGCCGTCGATGACGTGGAGTTTCGGCTTCTGGTCGCTCATTTCGCCATCATAGCCCAGCCTTGGCGAAGGCAGCAGCGTCTCTTTCGCGGAGTTCGTCGAGCGACAGGTAGATGCCCTTGTCGTTGTAGAAGCGATCCATCTTCAGCCCGCCTTGGCGCATCAGCTTGCCGCGTGCCGGGCCGAGGATTTGATCCTGCCGTGCTGCGCTCTGTTCGGACAGCCACTGAGCATAGGTTTTATCGGCCGGAATCTGGCCGTCCATGCTCGCTCTCGTCCCGGCGTCAATCTCGTCGGGTGACAAGCCTAGCTCTTCCCAGCCCTTCAGCACCGTGACGCTTGTAGATCGGCAGCGCCAATGGATGCGGCCAGGACCGGCGAGCCACGGTATTTTGTGGCCTATCGGTTTGTGCGTCTCGACCTCATAGCGCAGGCCGTCACGAATCCGGCACTCTGGCGTCGTTCGTGAGTCAATCGTACTCGTCCAAGTCAAAGCCGCGATGATGTCGGCGTTCGCGCTGTAGAAAGCATCGCGCGCCGTCTCGGCCGTGTGGCTGATCGCCGTGCGGACCATCGCATCAATGTCGAGCCGGCTGCGCTGTAGCAGACCGTCCGCGTAGCCCTCGGCACGAATACCCATGATCCCGCGAATGATCTCGTCGGTCGTCTGCCCGTTCACGATGCCGATGCGGATTGCGTCCCGAATGCGCGCCGCGCGGTTCGACTCTAGATCGCTAAGCCATTCCTTGAGCAGACGCCCCTGAAATGGCCGAGCAAAAGCGGCGGCCCGGACCTGGCCGAGATTCACCTTTGCCAGCGGCACGGCAACCAGCGCCTGATTGGGCAGCGTGGCCGTAAACAGCGTCTGCTGGTAGCCCAACTCATAAGCGGCCAGCTCGTCGACGACCTTCACAACCTCCTCGCCAATCTCGGCGTAGATGGCCTTGTTCAGCTCGCGCACCGACTCAAGCACGCTATTCATGTGCGTGACTGTGAACCGATCAGTTCCCATGCGCTCAACTGCGGCAACGAGACGCTGCCTGAGATCCGCATCGGCGCGATTCAGCAAAGCGATGATCTTGCGCGCCTCGCCGTTGCTCAGGTGCTGCAGGTCGACCGCATGATCAATTGCCGCGTCCAGCAGTCGCTCGTTGACGGTTGCCATCAGATCGCCCCAATGCCAGGACCTTGCTGTTCAATGCGCTCGCGCTCTTCCTGCCAGTCGTACTCATCGCTGATGATCCCGCGCCGCTGCATCTCGGCGAACAGGGTTTCATCGCTGAGCTTGCCGGAGTTGGCCATCTGCAGCAGCTGAGGCACCGATACTTCCGGCGCCCAATCCTGATCGAAGTTGCCGCGCATCTCGACCATGCCGCCATCTGGCAGCGCCAGGTAGTCGGCCATCACCTGCAGCATCTGTGCGAGCGCATCGGCGAACTGGTGAGCCATGCGAGCCAGCGGGGACAGTTCTTGCGCCGCCTCCTCGTTCGCCTGGGTCGCCGTCTTGGTCTGCTGCTTTTCTTTCTGCAGCAGCTTGGCGCCGGCCATCCGCATTTCTTCGATGAGGTCTTGCAGCGACTCCCGGCCAGCGTTGATAGCTGCTCCGGTGTGCTCGACGTACTTGGCATCGCCGTCTTTCGGCATGCGGGTCGCGCTGCCTGAGCTGATCACCAGCTCGAATTGTTCGTCGTCGGTGAAGGTGAACAGCAGCGGCACCCGTGCGACGTGCAGGAGGTTGTCCTGATCGCTCTGTGACTGCCAGTGCTTGACGTTGAGGTGCGCCAGCTCGAGCAGCGGCGGCTTTGCCGTCAGGAAGCCCGTGCGGCCTGCG